CCTCTAGCTCTTTTTTTAGTTACATCTGCTTTTCTTGGTTGCATATAATCTGCAACTTCTTGCCAATGTGTTTCCCAATTTTGTCTTTGACCTTCAAGTCTTTCATATCTTGATAATAAATTTTTAGTTAAATCTGTTCTAGCCATTATTTTCCTAATAAACTTCTACGACCTAGGGTTAATGTTTCATCTTCAACACCTTTTGAACTTGTCATGATTGTTGCTGATCTACCTTTTGATTTAGTCTTTCTTGAATCATAACCATCCATACTTGTTGCTGTTGCCTGTGATACTTCTGGTGCGGTAGGTGAAACTACAGGAGTAGGTGCAGGTGCTGGTGCAGGAGTTGGTCTGCTTCGTCTTAAAGGTTTTGGTATTGCTCCTCCCATATTATTCTCCAAATGTTAATGATGATTTAGTTTCTTTAGTATCTTTTGGTTTTGCTTTTACTTCTGGTTTCTTAACTTCGTTTTCAAAAGTTTTATCTTCATCTAATACTAAAACTTCTTTTTCTACTTTTGGTTTTTTTTTAAATATCTTTTTAATTCTTTCTAACATTATGATCCTAATAAAGTTTTCTGTTCTGTCTCAGCTTCTTCTTCGACACCTAATGGTCCAGTTAATATTGTTGATCTTCTGCCTTTTCGTTTTCTTTCAATCGCTGCTTGTTCTGCCGCAATCCTGTCTTTTTCCTCTTGCGAGACTTCTGCTTTAGGCGGTTCTGGCAAAGGTTGAACTGGTGGCAGCGGTGGCATTTTTGGT